GCAGACTTGTATTGATAATCAGCGATCTTTAGCACTAGAAGAGGGATGGCCTTCTTGGCGACATACGTATCCGCTGACTCATAGACACTGCGGAAGATCACATTCTGGTCCTGTTCGGAGTTCTCATGAACCCACTTGCGGACCTCATCAAACTTCCTAGCCTTGCATGCAGCGAACAGCTCCTGCATGGAGACATTCTGGAAGCTAGACAGGATGCCACTGTCGATCTTACCGAGAGCTGAATAGCGCTGCAGCTCGTTGAGCACTCGACGCCAGTCAGGGAAGAAGGACTCGATGACTGAGACGACCACAGCCTTGTCATACTCGACGTTCTCGGACTTGAGAATGCACTCGGTGCGCTTCAAGAACTGCACGGCCAGCTTAGCCATGTCCTTCTTGCCGATCTTAAAGTCGATGACCGAGCACCGGGAATGCAGCGGCTTGATGATCCGGTTCTTGAAGTTACAAGTCAGGATGAAGCCGCAGTTCTTGGAGAACTCCTCCATGAAGTTGCGGAGGGCCGGCTGAGTGGAGTTCTGGTTGAGGTAGTCAGCCTCATCGAGGATGACATACTTGCGACCACCACTCAGCGAGATTGCCGAAGCAAAGTTGAGAATGTCATTGCGCAGCGTGTCGATGTTGCCGTTCATCGAGCCGTTGATTACGATGTAGTCGCATCCGAGCTCCTCGAGCATAGCACGTGCTACAGTCGTCTTACCGATGCCGGCAGAGCCGGATAGGATCAGGTTGGGAATGTTCTTCTGATCGACAAACTGTTGGAACGTCTGCTTTAGATCAGCAGGCAGAATGGTATCAGCAATCGTCTTCGGACGATGGCGTTCAACCCAGAGAAATTGCTCTAGCATTTCTTGTCCTCAGATCTTAAAGATACGATGACGTTGAAGGTAAGTCGTACCGTAGGGCTCGACGTCAACCTGTACAGTCTCATCATAGGTATAGTGTGCGTCGACTTGCCTGCGTGGATTGGTGCTGTAATCCCAGCGCTTGTAATGCTGGGTGATCACATTACCGGTAGCCATAGTCTTCTTGGTATTGATACCGCGAATTCGCGTCAAAACAACAGAACCGTTCTTAGGATTCTTGCAGACGCCATCAAACCACCCTGTGTTCTGATAAACACACTTACCGTACATACTCACATAAGCGACGCGATCGCCTGGATTGATCGTCTGTCCGATCACATTCACAAAAGGTTCGGCTGCAAATTGATAGTAAGGCTTACCCATCTCACATCTCCATCATAAAAAAGAAAGGGGAGTAGTGTTATTCTACTCCCCTTTGCGTCAAAAGTCAACCAGAGATTACCAAGTGCTGGTAGACTCGATCGCGATCCAGTATTCGATGTCCATACCGATGAACTGGGAGATACCCTTAGACGAGAGTCGCACGGTATAATCTCCGTCCATCATCTTCATGTTCTCAGCGCGGAAGATCGCTCTAAAGGCCTTGTCAGTCTCGCCGACGTCGATGCTATAGGTGTCGGCAGAACCGGCCTTGGTATCGACGGCTTGAAGAGAGACCGACGAGCCATCACCGACCACCGCGATCTCAGGAAGTCCAAGGACACCGAGAGCCTTCATAACAGTCTGGATGTCCTTGTTAGTAAGCTTAAACTCTACGTCTACAGACGGCAGCTTGATCTCACGCTCGGGTGGAACCATGATGACCGACGGGTCGCTGTAGTGATACACGATCGATCGGTTATTGGATGAGATCCGTGCGCTCTCACTGCCGAATTCGATGTTGGCGCTCTCAAAGAGGGAGAGAGCGCTGATGAATCGATTCAGAGCATAGATACCGTAGGTACCATCGAAGCTGTCAGGAACCGTGGCGCGAGCCATGATGGTCTTATTAGGCGAGATGGTAGCTACGGTATTACCGGGCTTCAGAACGATCGAGGGATTGATCGTCGAGAAGTTCTTCAAAACATTGATAGTCTTAGCACTCAACTGCATGATATATCTCCGTTATCACGTACTAGGTCATTATATACCAGAGGCTGGATTTGTCAAGCCTTTTTCTTATTCTTGCCGAGCTGGCTAGGATCAGCGGTAGCGGCGGCACCGATTGATGCGAGATCAACGAGTGATCCACCGAAGATGTAAGAGCCGACATGCTGCAGCTTCATCCACGGGCAGTACCAGATCTTACCGCCGATATCGATAAGCTTTTGGCAGAACCAATAGTCCTCAGAGAGGTAACGCTTGGACTTAGGATCGATCTCAGCCTGGAAGTACTGCATGATCTCACGAGAACCATCGAACGCTTCAGTGCGAACATGGTCCGGTCTATAGCTGTACTGCGGATACGCCTTCTCAAACTTCTCGAAAGCAGAACGACGAGTCATCATGAAGCCAGTACCGACCTCCATGACCTCGACTGGCTGGTCGATGCGGATGTTGCCACCGCCACCCTTGGGATTGAACACATAGTCACCGACGAAGCGCTCGAGAACATTGGGATCCTCGTCAGCAACACCCTTGTCGACAGCCAGCTTGATCTTCTCCCAGGAGATGCACTTCTTAGGATACGGACCAGCCAGTACATCGTACTCTGAGTCGTCACCCTGCAGAGCAAGCATCGCGAGAACATCTCGGGGATCAAAGCCGATGTCCGAGTCGATGAACATCATGTGGGTGCAACCAGATCTCATGAACTCATCGACGCAGTAGTTCCGCGCGCGAGTGATCAGACTCTCATTGAACAGGAAGTAAGAGCGCATCTCGATACCGTTCGAGGTGCAGAGTGAGGTAAGGTCTGCGACAGACTTGGCAAACATGCCAGCGCACTGGCCACCATACATTGGAGCAGCCAGAAAAAGCTTACGCTTACGAAGTTCTTCAATAGAGATAGAGATTTCCATGATTAATCCTTCTTATCATGATCAAGTTGTTTGTGATGATTCATAGCAAGCACAGCATAGTGGAGAACCTTCATCAGGTCGTCCTTGTTGTGACCGTTCTTCTTGCCATATCTAGCTGCATACTTGATGATGTTGCCGATATAGAAACCTTCCCCGTGTCCTGATGACACGATTAGGTCTTGGGCTTGAACGCGATCACCGTAGTGACTGCCGTACGTCTTGTCTATATATGCCTTCAGCTCGGCAAGAATGACGTCTTCACCGTACTTATATTGAATATTAGATGAACTCTGCAAGGGTTGTGTGTCTTTCATTCGCCTGTATAGTCCTCGTACCATTATATTGAACCGTGTACGTTGAATCGATGGTCTGTCTATTGCCAGCAAGGTACTCTCTGACTTCTGTAGCCATGTCGGCTGCCGTCTGAACCGGCACGTTCTGACAGATGTGATTAGAGCTATTCTTTGGATCAAGGAGCTCAAAGTTGTCAGGATGACCCATGATGGATAGAGCCTCCCTGTATGTTATGAATCTATCCTCTACGGGATGTGTAAGCATAGTCGGATAGTGGCCGACGAAGGCACCGATGAAGTCTTTCGGTACTATGACACCACGACGCATGATAGATCCACCCGACTCAAGCTTCTCATGCTTACGCAGCGCAGAAGCAGCTTCTCGCTCGTAGCCGTTGTTCTTGAGCCACTCAGACACTATCGGGTAGCTGTGGCCAGACTTCTCGATGTACGAGAAGCTATCATTACCGCGAGCCTTTGAAGGTTCCACCTGCGCAGAGAACTCGCGGTGGCTCATACCCTTATTGATAACCTCGAGTATGTATCGATACCACGGATCCTTGGACGGAGTCTTGTTGTTGATAGGATCCTGAAGCGTGTTACCCTTAGCGTTCAGGATGACCTGTTCGATGGGGGTATGCTTTCTCTCATAATACTCCAAAACCGGTGTTTTGTCACCCCTCCAAAAGAAGTAGAATGTTCTTTCTCTCACCTGAGGTACACCGTGAAGCATCGACTTGGTACGATACAACGTCATGCTGTAGCCATAGCTGCGGCCGATCTTGTACATCTGCTCGCGGACGTTCTTGCCGATCTTACCTGCTAACCCAGGAGCGTTCTCACCCCACAAGACTTCTGGCTTCATCTCCTCGAGAACGAACTTCGTAGTGTCAAGCAGCCACTTGTTGTTCTCATTATGGTCACCATAGTTGTGGTGCATCATCGAGAGTCCCGCGCACGGGCACACGGACGCGACGATGTCTACCTTCTTGCTCGGCTTATCGTTCTTGTCAAGAACGTGGTATGGGACTTCATTGTTGTAGTAATTTACGATATGTCTGTCGTTAGCCCAGAAGGCCTCGAACGACATGAAATACTCTGGCCGAGTTCCAAAGGCTTTCTCGGTACCAAGGGTCTCACCGCCGATAAGCGGGATGATAGATGCGTGTGTTGCCATTCACTTATGATCCATTACAATTCGCAGAGCAGAGTTCACTGCCTGATCCATGTCTATATATACGTACTGCCCACACCGGCCCACAAACGTAATGTCTTCCTCCTTATCAGCGAGAGCCTTGTACTGATTGTACTTAGCTCTGTTACTGCCATCGACATCCTTGACTGGGTAGTATCTCTCGTAGTTGTTGTTGGTGTAGTGGCAAGGCTCTTCGAAGGTCAGCATCGTAGATATCTCATTTGAGCCATGTCCCGGAAGCAGCCGCCACTCAGTGACCCGTGTGAACGGACCATCATTGGTGAAGTTAACGGTCGCGGTCGGCAGCGCACGGTTCATAGGGATGATCTTATTATGAAAACGTATGGACCTATATGGTAGTGGTCCATATACGTATTCATAGTAGGTGTCGATGGGCATGGCATTGAAGGTGT